GTGGCTTATTCTGGTGGTGAGCTGCGATCAGACAGCACCCTGTGCGCATCAGGACAGGCTGGAGGATGTGCCGGAGGAAGTGGGAGCAGAATTCTTGTTTGCTGACATCCCCACCAGCAAAGCCCAGAAGTGGATCAACCATCAGGAAGTCTGCATTGTGCCTGGTCACCAGCTCTTCAATCAGCTGGCCGAAAGCCTCACCTGTCTTCACTGCTTCACGATAGATCACCACATTCTCTTCCAGGGTCAGCTGCTCAGCCTGGGTCAGCCACATTGCGCCTGTGACACCTGTCCACTGCTCTGCAATGTCCCCTAGGTCATTCTCACTGCCCAGCATGACTATGCGCATTGGCCTGATGGGCTTCATGCCCCACAGGTCTTTCCCTAGTGCCCAGGACACTGCCAGCTGGGTGAGCAGACTGCTCTTGCCTGTGCCAGCCTGGCCGGAGAAGAGCAGTGAACCACCCTTGCAGAGCCATCTGCGACCCACCAAGCAATTGGGGTCATTGTCCCGGTCAAAGGCTTGAAGGTCAGCCAGGGGCATCCTCTGGGTGCTGTCCTGCTGCTTCTTGGATGACTCCAGGATGGTCTTGGCCTGGCTCTGGAAGGCTTGGGCAAGCTCAGCAGGGGTGAAAGCACCTGACAGGGCTTTGGCACTCAAGTCCCTGGCAATGTAGATCAGCTGTCTGGCCTGGTGCTTCTCCTGGATGATCCTGGTGTGGTGGGTGAGGTTAGGGGATGGGGCGAAGAGGGATGATGTGAGCTCATTGATGTAAGCCAGGCCACCAGAAGTCTCAAGCTGATGGGATGAGCGCAGATGATTGCACAGGGTGATCTCATCCGGCACTTGGCCAGCAGTGACCAGCTCACCAAGCGCATGGTAGATGCTCTGGTGCTTTGGTTCATAGAAGGCTTTGGCTTCAAGCCTGGCCTCTGTGCAGGACTTGAAAGAGGGATTGCCCTGCTGTCCGTCCACTAGGATGGAAGCAAGGACAGCCCTTTCAGCATCTAGGTCACAGGGTGGCTGCGCCTGGGGTGGGTTTGTCATAGGGTCAGAATGGTGGGCAGACAGTGCTGTGGGTGGATCACAGCAAGGTCAATTGCCCTTTCGTTTATCAATCAGAAGTTAGGGGCTTCTTGCTGGATGGGATGAAACTTGGTGACCTTGCTGATGGTCTTGAGCTCACCAGAGCTGAAGGTGACATCCTCTCTGACCACAGTGACCTTGATGGTCTTGCCTTCAGCCAGGCTGAGGAACTTGCGCAGCTCAGCCTCTGACTTGCCAGGGAACTTCAGGGGCATCTGGCCTTTGTCATCCGGCACAATGCACAGAGCTGTGGCCACAAAGGCAAACGCTCGTTTGATTGCGCCATCAGTGCTGCCATAGAAGGTGTCATTGATTTTCTGGCCGTCCTGGGTGGTCATCAGCACCTTGATCTTGGGATCACCCTTTTGGGTCTGGGTGCAATCCTCATCCCTGATCTTGCAGATGCGGACTGTGTAATCACCTGGCTGGCTGATGGTGACCAGCTTGGGCTTGTTTGTGTATTGGCTCATGGGTTAGTTAGAAAAGTCTGTGGCCTCATTGATGATGTCCATGATTTCTTCCGGTGTCTCCTTGACCATCCGGAATTCTTCAGGCGCATCATCCAGGCAGTGGAGATTGGTGAAGGCATGATGTGCCCCCTTGGAGAAGGACACAATGTGATCTGCGTTCACATAGATCAGCTTGCCCTGGTGATGGGTCAGGCAGATGAAGAGTGGGCTGAACATATCAGGCAAAGCTGATGGCTTCAGAGCTGCCGGAGCTGGCAGACTTCCAGGGCTTGAGCTGCTGGATTTCCTTTGGGTAGCAGGGGAAGCTGTTGAATTCCATGGCAGCAGCATAAGCTTCAATGGCCTGTTGCATCAGCACTCCACCTTCAGCCTGGAGCTCAGCACTGACTTCATAAATGGCTGTGGCCTGTGGGCTGGCCTTCTCTACGCAGACCATGCGGAAGCCCTTTGGCCGGAAGCCAAACACTTGCTTGAACATCATGCAATACCACGCCCCTTGGAGGTGATACATTCTCTTGTAAGTAGTGGCCAAAACATTCCTGGGGCTGATGTATTCACCAAAGGTCTTCAGGTCATAAATCCAGCCATCAGCAGTGACCAGATCAAGCTGCGCCTTGAGAGGCACTTTGCCATAGTCACAGGTCAGGCACAGCTCAGTGGCCACAGGGATGATGCCCCAATGGGCAAGCTCTGCCTTGAGTGCCTGGCCAGCCAGGACTGCTTCCTGATACTCATCCAAGGCCACCACCATCTTGCCCTGGCTGGCTTGTTCAAAGTTATCCCACCAGGCAATGGCCTCCAGGGTTTCAGCCTTGGGCTTCTTGGCTTCCCGCTGCTTCTGGGTGGGCTTCTTGGGCGCATCCTCCGGTGTGCAGATCACCTGGCTGGTGAAGAGCTCAGGCTGGAGCACCAGCAGATGGGTCAGGCTTCCAATGCGCAGGGCAGGGCTGTCCTTGTGGGGTGCATCCATTGCAGCCTTCAGGTGGCCAGGGGAAATCAAAGCCATCTTGCCTAGGCTTTGATTGAGTGCCTTGTGGGCATCATAGTCAGCCCTTGTCCAATTGGCAGTGGGCAGTGCGTTGATCATGTCTTGGGTCAGCATTGTCATGGTGTGTTATTTCTTGGGTGTGTAGGGAAAGGAAATGAAGCTGGCATTGGCCATCCGGCAGAAGGCCAGGGCATCAGCTCTGGTGTCGAACCTGACCAGGCTTCCCTCAAAGGAAAGGAAGGTGGCCTTTGGAAGTCTGTTATCTTCCACCAGGATAAAGAAGCGGTTAGTGCCTTGCTGATCCTGCCCAAGCTCTGGGCTGTAAGTGGGCAAGGGGTTAGGCTTGGCGGTTTTTCTTGGCATGGTAGGCTTGCTGATTGCGCATGAACAGCTGGTGATTGAAACCAAGCTGCTTCAGTCTCTTGTCTCTGGCTTCTCTGGCTTTGGCAAGGTCAGAAGGAAGTCTTTCCTCTATGTGCTTGCGCCCAATCCGGACACGCAGGAAGACCTTATCAGCCTCAAAGCGCAGATGGTGATTGTCTGGATCAACAGCCAGACCCTTTGCCCCCTTGCCACAGGCAAGCAGCTTGGCCAGGGCTTGGGGTGTCATGCCCCAGGCTGCTGCCCTTTGCTGAAGCTCCTGGTCTTCAGTCATTGGGTTCGCTCACGACTGCACCCCCTTGGCCTTTCGTAGAAGTTCAGCAAACTCCCAAGCCCGAAGGTCTTGTCTTTCGTGGCGTTCATCAAGGTCGATGATAGTCAAATCAATGGCCTTGGTCAGCCGCTCAACCTCGGCCTTCAGCTCAGCATAATGATGATAGGCCACCAGCAGACCTTCTGGGTCTTCCCTTACACCAGGGTGCATGATTGATGCTGTGTATCTTTTGACCTCAGCCATTGTGCTGCGCTTCCTCCAGCTTGGCCACCTTCTCTGTGAGAGCTTTCACCACCAGGGCTGTCTGCTTCTGGTGCTGGATAAGGTCAGCCACCACTTCAGTGAGCTGCCGGACAGCATCAGCTGTGCTGATCTGGTGGGTCTGGTGGTTTTCAATCATTGGCTGAATAGGTCAGTGGCTTTGCTCACTGCTGCTTCATAAGCAGTCCAGGCTTCACTGTGCTCACTTGGCTGGGACTTGTCATTGAGCTCTGCAATGACTGCCACTGCTCTGACAATGGCCAGGACACTTTCAGCATAAGCACTCCGGCTGGTCTTGTGGCAGCTGATCAGCCATTTGTGATCTGACCGGAGTCCAGCCAGGGCATCATTGGCTGTGTGCAAGTCTTCCATGACTCTTGCCAGCTCTTCCTTCAGTGCCTTGGCCTGGTCAGCCCACTCCTTGCACTCATTCCCAAGCCTCAGCACATTGCTGGCCAGGCTGTGATTGATGGTGTCAGACTGTGCCAGGGCTTGCTCTGTCTGCTTAAACTTCTCCCACAAGTGGCTGAAGGTGGCCTTGCTCACATAGGCCAGCTGGTCATCATCCGG